ACAAAGTCTGCGCGCCAAGTGTAGCAAACTCATCTGGACCAATGCTGTAAAGAGGACCAGATCTTGGGCGCGTATTTCCACGAATGCCCGCAGTATTATCCGCGATTGCTGTGGCTGTACCACCGTTAGCAGGTGCTGTTCCCTCAATAACTCTGAGAAAATACCTACTAGAGATACTGGTGGATACAAAGTAGTCAGTGATACCACTGTCATTCGCTGTATTGCCAGAACCACTAGCCCAGTTACCATTGGCAGCAGTAGCATCACCAGAAAGGTTGTTTGTGCCAGTTGCTGCTGAGATGTTGGCGAAATCAGCCCCACTGTTACCAGTAGAGATGCAGTTTCTAACATCAACAGCAGTGCTGGAGCAGTTAATACCGAAGTAGCCACAACCACTGACCCAAATGTTTTCTAGTCCAGCAGTGCCGTTGTTTCGAATGATGCGAACGGCGTTGTCTCCACCATCGACACCGACAATGTTCCAAGCGTAGACAGCAGCACTGGCATTGTTCGAAACAAGCTGGACGAAATTGTGCGACTGTGAATTTCCATCAAAGATCATATCGTGAACTTTGACAGTAGCTGTACAAGAAGCAGCCAGTTCAAATGATACAGTGCCATTGGCAACAGATCCGCCGGTAGCACGCACAGCTAGATTCTCAACCTCAATCAACCCTGAACCGCCAGAGGCGTAGAAGCCAATCATGGCCCCCGCAGATGATGGATTGAAACTGTTCAGGTGGGCGTCCCCAAACACACCAGCATGCGGAGAATCAGTAACGAATTTGACAGTATGACCATTCAGGTTGACGGACTTGCCATAGCTGTTGCTCTGTAGCACGGAAGTCTGAGCCAACGCGGTCTTCTGTGTGAATGTATAGTCGTCATTCAACGTAGAAGGCAAAGCGTTGATAGCGGCAAACCAATCGCTGTAGTCTTGCCCAACACCTACGTTGTATTCAAGCAGAGCCATTCGCGTGCTCCTTTTCTACTGCAGAGTAACCAAACCACCGCATCGTGTCCCAATCAGTCAGGTCGTTGACCATGGCCAACTCATCCTGGCTAAGATCAGCCAAATACCGCCTGCATAGGTAGTAGTCCTTCTTGTCAAATGCCTTGTCAGTTCGTACACCAGCGGCGCTCACAACCTGTGCTACAGGATCTGAAAGTTGAACAGCGCGACCAGCAACAACTGAAAGTGTACTAGCTGTGTTCTCCAGCAAACTCTCGTACGTGATCGTACGCCACCGATTTGGATACTCTGCTACCCTCTCCAATGAGTACTTAATAAAACCACTGTAGTTGACTATCTCCGAAGAGAGGACACATTCTGGGTTGAACCGCTTGTATGAAACAGCAAATGCCGCAGGGCTCTTGGCTATGAGGATACCAATGGCCGTATCCACGTTCTGCCGCGCATATGCGTAGTCATCTTGACTACACTCACCAAGATCTGACATTCTCTTGTAGACATGCCAACAGTCACAGGCGGTTGGAACTGAGTGCTTCTGTCCCATAGACTGCTCAAATACGATGGCACCAGGAACATTGGCCCGCAGCAAATGTGCAAGCCAGTTCGTTCCCGTGCGATAGTATCCGTTGATCTTGAAGATCGGTCGCATTGCTATCCCAATCAACTGCCGTACAAGAAGCTCATACGATCGTTGGCATCCAATTCAAAGTTCGCATTTGAGCCAAGCCAGTAACACAAAGCACCGGTAGCTATCGATCCCTGCGCAAGTGCCGTAGAACCACCATCAGCTGAGAAGTAGCAGAAACCCGTTTTGCTACCATCTCCTACTGGTATGAGATCTCCATTGACAAAAACCTTCACTGCCCCGACAGGAATGGCTGCTATACCTGTCGGTGAAGCCTGGTCTTCATCAGCTGCAGTAACCTCACAGACCATTTCATCGTTGGCACTACTAAGAGCTATGGATGTTCCAGTAGCACCATTGACACCAGTAGCACCAGTCGCACCAGTCGCACCATTGACACCAGTAAGTCCTGTAGCACCAGCTGCACCAGCAGCCCCAGTAGCGCCAGTAGGACCTGTAAGCGCACCTGGAATGAAGCTGATACCTGTACCACCAGCATTAACAGCCAATACCAATCCAGCAGATCCGGTGTAGCTAGAAGGCGTATCAGTCAAGCCCAGAAACGTGGTGAGGTTAACCTCGGTGGCCGGAACTGGTGTTGATTCCATGTGATGAAAAAGATCACGCCACTGGCCACCGAGGTAACATCGCAGCTTTTCGTTCTTCGAGTTCGAAGCATCCCACCAAATGTACCCGGGCTGTGGTCCCGGCGGTGGGGTCGTAGCTCGATGATGCTCAGCCAGAGCCTGGAAGTTCAACCGGATCTCTTCCGAAGTTACCTTAGTTCGTGAAGCTGGCTTGTCTCGATTGAATGCCATAGCTTATTCCCATCCCATGTTGTCTTCATCCCACGAACCATCTGCATCCCAATCCGTGAGATTGATTTCGTCCGAGGTTCGCACATCGAACAACGACCAGATCTCGATGAGTTCCTCAGTATCAAAGTCACATACATCAAGCTGCGCGGCCTTGACAGCTTTCACCACATCACTCGGCTTCAAAATGTAAGCATCAACTTCAAAGGTGAATGTGTAACGAAGAGTGCGCTCGTTACCTTCACTCACTTCGAGGTTGCTGTTATTCGTCATACCCGTCCAACGGAACGGCCGCAGCAACCAGTTCCATGGTTCAGGGTGCTTCACCTCCAGATAAGCCAAATCACCATCTGGCATCATGCCAATCACATGCTTGTAGATCAGATCGAGATCGCGTAAGTTCCTAGCCCAAGCATCCAGCTGATACGGTATGATCACTGGCGTCGGGAATGGAGTTCCCTCCCAAGCATCAAATTCATCTGTATTCTCAGGCAGTTCGAACAGCGGAACCGGCATTCGGTTTCCATTGCCGTCAACCACTTGGAGCTTTCGAATCCTGTTCTTATGCCACCTACGTTCAAGATCCTGGCGATCTGTCAACCGACTCAAGGACATGAATGGCAACGGGATTGTCTTCTCTGTGTACGAACTTCCAGAGACTGCCCGCTTACGCTTGTTCAATACTTTGGCTAGTTGACCAAATGCACGCTCGGGCGCGGCAAAAACCGTAGGCACAGCCTTACCATCACGCTTGATCCGGTTCAGGAGGTACCGGATCATGGCCTTGTCGTACCCGTCGTACCATTCAACCCACACATGCTGGTCTACGAATTGGCCGTATTCGGACACGTTACGCCTCCAATTCGTCCCCCATAGGAGGAACGATTTCGAGTACCGGCAGGAACTGCTTGCACTGCCGGAGAAGACGTCCAGCCCAAGTCGGAGCCTGGTCCTCGCACACCCATCGCTGCAATACCGGGGTCAATCTTTCAAGCGCGCGCCGTAACCTGTACGGCGAGTAACCAACTTCACCTGCAAGATCCAGAAGACGTCTCCCGGATTCGCCGCGTCGCAGGCGCAGATCTGCCTTGGTCTTGTCCCACCAAGCTTGCGCCCTATCTATTGTCATTCGAGTACCTCGGCTACCCCCTTCATGTCGTTTCGGGCCGCGTGCTCCTGCTGCTGTTCAACCTCTTGTGAAAAAGCAGTGGCAGGTACATCTAACGCGACAGATCCAAACTCGAAGGCTCTTGCAACTAACTCTGGGTCTCGTCCTGACGGAGTTGGTAACGGAACAACTCCAACTTCTACTGATGTCAGAACTCGACCACCAACTTGGGAGTGCGACTCACCACGAGCCGCAAACTGAACGTGATCAGCGTCCTTCTTGACGCTGGCAAAACTCTCTGTCACAGCATCATCTACAGCTTTGGTCTGCTCTACGTAATCAGCAACTTCATGCAGACCTGTCGTCATTGCCCGAGCAAAGCTATCCGCCCTACGACGTGCCACGGATTGGAGCCGCTCCTGGGCAAGCTTCAAATCGATCTCTTCAGTTGGCACTATCTTGCCGATTGTCTTCATAGAGATCTTCATCGCTTCGGGTCCATATCCCAGTCGACTGCTATTGCTGAGTCCGGCCGCAGTCTCTTAGCCGACATCTCCCAATAGATCGGGATGTCTGTATTGTGGTACCGCTCGGTACTACGCTTCGCATTCAGAACCTCAAAGTCGTACTCATGGAATCGGAAAATATCACCCATACCCAACGAGACATTCAAAATGTCTGAATCAGAACCCAAAGTCACCCAACCAAGGTCCTCAAGAATGTAGACAGGCACGTGCAGCAGTATGTCCCTATCCCAATCAATCGCACCCTTGGTTGTTGGCTGCTTGTGCGTGTCAGCTTGGGTAACGAAGCCACGCAGTATCACTGGGTCCGCAAAGGTTCTGTACCTCAATGCTATCTCGGAATGGACATCGTCTAGATCTTCTACCGGAGTCTGATTGATCCGGTATGGCACCTTCGGGAAGTGATCGTTTGCGTACTCTCGCAGGTACTCGAAGTCTTGGACAATGTCCTTCTCCGGTTCAGTCGGGTAATCTGGGAGTCCCCAGTCAGGCATATTTCACCTACCCGATCCGCTGCGGTACTGGCATGTTAGGTCGTGAAGACCTCAGCCGTTCCGTAACTTCCTCAATCAGCTTCTCACCGCGTGTGATCTGTCGATCGGCGTTAAGAGCAACCTGCTTACCACCAGGACCAAGTACTTGGTTACCAAACTTGCCACGGATCTCCGCAAGAATCAGGCGAGCATGACCTTCACAGAGTTTCAAGAATGTCGAATCCCTATCAGACTCTATTTGTGTTGGATCAGTGAACGGTACATACAGTTCATACCCGGCAGAGTACGGACCTGATGGCGCGTAGAAAACGAGCTTGTGCGGATCACTCTCCTTGTCGTAATGCCATTGTGGCTGAACACCGCGTATCACACGGTACTGATCCCAGTAACTTCGAGTCAGGGCTATGTCCTTGATTCCAAGACGAGTGATCGTGAGCTTCTCAGTCAGCTCAAATATCGAAAGCCCGGACACGATGTCATAGTAAGGGATCAGGAAGTACACACGACGTACACCAATGACACACGAATCGAGCGTGATAGCAAATGGTTCATTCTCGCGTGTAATGATGTTGTCCTGGCGGTGAAACTCTGTCCTTGTCCTGTACTCATTCCACAGATCGAGTGACTGCTCAATTGCCTCAGTGTAGTCGGCCTCAGTCAACTCTACCGAGCGTCGACTACCGCCGAGTCGCTGCGTAAGAGTCTGAGTGATGTAGGCAGTGTTGAGCTTCGTACTCATGTCGTCTTCGCCTTCTCACGCGGTCGCGTGGCATCAGGTTCATAGCCATGGTACTTCTTTGCGTGGCGTTTCATTGCTCCACGTGATCTGGTAGTCCAGTTCAACCCAGCGTCTTGCTTACACTTCAAGCAGTGGAAGACCCCATCAATGATTTCCCAGTACTCATTCTCCTTGACGTTCTCTGCTTTCGGAGGGGTCCTGGGAGGCGGCGAACTCCGGGCGGGGACGGCACGATCACCAGTTCCAGAGGTTTTAGCCTCCGGGCCAGGGTCCTTGGCATGCTGGCTTTCGGACCAGGACCCAGAGTCCGCCACTTCCACAGGACCCTGCTGAATTGAATCTGGGTGGTAAGCAGCCATGTGCTCATCTACCCGTTTGCGATCCTGTGTCGACCAGTCGCAATGGCGACAATAGAAATCGACACCAACCTTTTCGTAGTGCTCAGTAACTTGAATTGTCTGCTTCGAATTCTCGCAGGCGAGTTCGCACTTACTCTCACACGCGATCTGACAAGCACCGTCGCACCGTGACGAGCAACCTGTCGCTATTCTTGTGCTCTCACCAACGATCCTTGGTGAGATAACCGGCTTTGCCTTGATCGGGCCATAAGGCTTGAAGTCCCGACTTGGGTTGTAGTCCGGCGGTACCTCAACGAGTCCACCACCGTTGGTAAAACGTGACCACCAATGGCCCTCACGTACTTCACCCGGCCTGAAACAGACCGAACCACCACGAGGCCCCGGATAGGACTTCGTGAACGAATCCAAATTTGCGTACCTCTTTGGCATCTCTTCGCCGTCCCCTCGGCTTGATACTCTAGAGAAGCAGGGGAGGACCGAACAGTCGGCCCTCCCCCACGTTTGACCCTACTTCGGAGCCGACTAGGCCTGGATGCGACCGTAGCCGTACATCCGACTGTTGATCATCTTCTGGGCAGCGCGTGTAGCCATGCCCTTCCTGGACAGGAAGTCATCCAGGGTGACCGTCGGCGTGGTGTAGAGACCGATGTACACCGCGTGGATGAAGCCGGTGTACAGAAGGCCTTCACCCTTGTAGCCCATCAGCCACTCGTCACGGTTGATGGTCGGGTCCTTGAAGACCTCGAAGTCACCCAGAGTACCAACGTACTGGATACCAGCCGATTCCTTGTTCTGTCCGCCAGCCGGAACGAACCTGTCCAAGGTCTCGATGATGCGGATGACGTTGACACCACAGATCGCCCACGTCGCGCCCCATCTCTGGGTCTGCTCGAAGATCAGTTCGGACAGTTCAACGAACTTGTCGAACAGCTCTTCCTTGTGCCACTTCCAGGGGACGCCTGCCGCTGGCGTGTACGACCATGTGACCGAGCCGCCCTGCGCGCGCTGGCGGAGGGTGCGGATCACACGGTAGCACAGCTCGCGGTTGATCTCGTTGGCCTGGTACTGAACGATCTCATCCTCGGCGGAGAGACCATGGTAAGCCTTGAGATCCTGCTCAGCTTCGAGCGACCAGCGAGCACGGAGCTTGAACTGCCGCGCGGTGACAGGCGTCGAGGTGAGGATGACGTCCATCTGCGGTATGTTCGAGTTGGCCTCCATGTTGTACTCGTAGTCACAGGTCAGCTCGTCTCCACTCGTCGGAGCGGTGAGCCATGTGAACGAGTATGCGCCGGTCACGTAATCGATCGTGCCGCCCGAGTAGGCGTCACCGATCAGATTGCCGTTACCATCATCCCGGACAGACTGCGAACCATCCGTGAAGCTGACCGTACCTGGGCGGACAGGAACCCATGAAAGGTTGCCGGACATTGCCGAGGTGGCACCGTCACCAGTACCAACGCTCTCGCCGTCGACTACCTCTGACGGATAACCGATTCCCTTGTACGGACCGGTGGTCGCATCATGCGCATGCGTACCAGCGGTGATCGCACCCTTGGTGTCCGTGTACTTGACATCCAGGTAGAACACGCGACCCGTCGGGGCGTCGAGCGGCTGGATGCTGACAATGCGATCGAGAATCGTGTTCGCATAGACGGCACGAATGATCCCGAAGATCGCCTTCTCGTACGGACCAACCATGAATGCTCGCTGCGTCTCCTCCATGCGGTTGTGGTTCCGTACCTGGTTCTCGTAGAGCATCGCCATGATCCGACGCTTGGTCGGGTCCTCAATGCCCTCAAGCAGATCGAACGCCTTGATGTCCGCCGG